AGTATTATTTTCTTTCGATTAACAAAATTAGTTTTTCTAAATTCTGGCTATTCCTATTGTTAGCCTCTGCATTGAGTATATTAGCTTCTGCATTTTTCTTACTGGCTTCAGAAAGATTTTGAATACATTCTATATACTCGGATACATTATGGGATGAATCAATATACGATTCGTTTATACTATATTGATTATTCGTTGAGAATGCTTCCCCCTTTCCGGTTAATAACCAATATGCATTTACCTTTTCTACCGAATTGACTATTTTTTCAAGTATATCACTTGATGGTTTAGAAGTTCTATCCTTTCCTAAGTAGTTAGATATGCTTGTAGGGGCTATTCCGATAGCACGTGCAAAGGCGGCTTTGTTTCCGTCAAATAATTCTTCGACAATATACTGTAATCGCTCTGCTATACTCATTGTAGTGTATATTTGGTTAAAAATAGTAAATATAGTATGAAATAATTCTCAATATAGTTGTTTTTAATACTCAATATAGTATCTTTGCAACATCAACAATGACAACAACAGCAAAGTAAGCGAGTTTTGTCGAGATAACCAAAAAAACAATATACCTAAAAAGGAGTAAGACAATGAAAAAGTACGATTTACACAAGATTATGAAAACGGCTCATGAGATATACAGAAAGTATTTCAAGCTATACCAGCTTACTCACGGGGTACAGACTTTCGGTGACTGCATGAAAATTGCTTGGGCTAATGAAAAGAAGCGTATCGCTGATGAAGAAGTAAGAAAAGCAGAGAAAGAAGCTATGCAAGCTGCTTTAATACAACCGGAAAGAAGAAGTACTTACGATTGTTTCAACGCTCCATCTTCCGCCTACTACAATCCAAACAGCAAAGGTGCTTTCGGTTCTCGTTACGTAGGCGACTAAATATAAACAAAGCTGCAGAAAAGGTCAGTGCTATACCGGTGATAAAAGCCGCGAGGGTTCGTAATGGCAAACGAACACTTTACCCTTCACCGGGCAGCTTCCCTATTCGGTGATACGTTACGCCGAATTTCTCTATCCGGTCTTTGAGCCTACCCTTTGATGGGAGATAGAGAGCTAATATGAGCTCGACGTTCGGGCAGGAGAGGCGATACTCCGCAACAACACACCCCGAAAGACTTGGAACTGGTGACAGCAGAAGCAAACTTGAGTAGGGTTACGGGTGCAGCCCCGGTGAAATCTGCCGCAGTTCGTACTGAGAAAGGTACAAGAACTCCGAAGCATACCCATGTAAACAGATAGTAGACTTGTCCTTGATTGTGGTGGGGTAAAATAAAGAAGCCGACATGCCCCGAACGGTTATGCAGTGAAGTACAGTAGCTGATAACTCCGTTGAGAAGAGCAGAGAGAGCTTATCGGGGCACGAATATTAATTAAAAATAGAGAGAAAATGAATGAAATAATAGATTACATTAAAGATTCGCCAATCGAGTATGCGATTGATGCATTGTCAGTGAATTTTGTGTTGCAAACACTCCTCTCAATAGTATTACTTCCCTTTATATTATACCTTTTTTGGAAAGTTTTTAAAGAATTGTTTCGAGGAAGGCGTAATAATTATGGTAAAAAGATTAACCTATGAAAGCAATTATAGAAAAGCAAGTAAGCATACTTCCTGAGAATGGTAGATTTGTCAGTAAGAGCGATACCGGGAGAGAACCTTGTATAGTAATTATCAAACTGTTCTCAATCCCGATATACAGAAAAGAAGTGATTATTTCCAAATGAGTTTTAGTAACTCAGAATAGGGAAGTTTGGTTATAATACGCTTCAAATAACCTTCGAGGAAAGAAATTTCGCAACCACCTTCTTTTAAAGGATGTACACTTTGAATAGCATCAAGATTAATGATACATTTTTCCTCGTTAACAGGGATTTCAATGAATTTACTCATACTTACTTAATTTTTAGATTTTGCACTCCAAAGTTAAGTAAATCTCCCGAATAAAGCGTGATGCTGCCAATCGAATTGGTTCGGGAGAACTCAAATATTAATCATTAAAATTTTATAGTAATGAAAAAGAAAATAATCACAAAGAACTACACTCCGGCTTTGAGAGATATGGAAGTAGGAGATATTCTTACTTTCCCAGTGAAAGCGAAGCCTTCAATCAAAGGAACAATAATTCCTCGGTTAAGAGAGGAATTTTGTGTTGAAGGCGCAGACTGGAAAGTAGGAGAGACTGATAAGAAAAAAGGTCTTTTTGATGTAGAAAGGGTTGCGTGATGATTTCCCTTTCTCCTGCGGAAATGCTTGTTGCAAATGAGTATTGCAAGGGACTTGCCGACAAAGAGGTAGCAAATAATCTGAGTAAGTCTGTTTGGACTATCAAGACACAGAAGCGGACTATCTATCGAAAGTTGGGCATATCCAAAGATACTGAATTGCTTCTGTATATGATTTGCGACAGGTTGAAACGCAATTTTGATTTGAACGAGTTACGGAAGCATGGACTTGAGCTTTTATTCTCCATTCTTTTCGTAGTGATGCAAGTTACTTGTAATGATATTGATTTGCGGAGAATGAAAACACCCTCACGAGCACGTACTGCAATGCGCTATATAAGAATAGGGGGGCGGAGTAATAATAATTTTAATATTTGGGCAGCATGATATATGAGGTAAACGGTAATTTACGCAGTTCCATGTTGATTGATGGGACGGCGGAGGCAAGATTGGCAGATATACTTACCATCATGGATAAGCGTACCTTTCCTAAGAGAGAATCAGAAAGAATAGTAGGTGGGCCAGGTAGATTGAAAGCTTTGGTAAATTCTCGAAGAGTGAGAGTTGAATATAGACCTAATGGACGAAGTTATTACAACGCTTCGGATGTGTTGAGTTTTGCAAAAGTAAGAAAAGGAAGAAACCATGAAAAGAATAATTCTCAACGTGCTATTGCTTAATATATTGGCTTTACCTTGTTTGGCAATGTTTAATGGTGTTGACCCGGTAACGGGAGAGTGGAACTATACTATTAACCTTTTTGGTATAGTGTATTCGATTTGGTTTTATCGTAATGTGTTGAAGAAAATAATAAAGATATAAACCTCAGCGGAGGAAGTGTATTACATAAAACTTGTTTAGTTAGACTACTGCCGGCAAGGTCTGTGAAGATATAGCGGGCAGAAACGGGTAATTAGCTCAGTCAGGTAGAGCGGTACATGATTATTTAATGTTGGTAATTTGTCATGGTATTATTTAAAGGTTTCATTCATGTACAGGTCGTGGCGTTCAAATCCCACATTACCCACGAGGATAATCCTCTATTTATTAATTAATAATGCCGACGAAAAGGACGTCGTAGGGAGAATGCCCCTATTTGAGTTTTATACTTTAAACTATCTTGTTAACTACCCTTCCCGGTGTGGCTTGGTCGCCTATCCGGGAACAATGCCCAAGCGAGGGCAGATATAGTTTAGTATTTTTATTTGGTTGTGCTGAGGTGTTCTGTCTGTGAAGATAGTACACCTTTTTCTTATTCGGGAGTTCGGTGTAATGGCTAACACACCTCATTCGAGGAGACTGGCGGTTCGAGTCCGCCAACTTCCACGATATTTTTTTTATTAACCACATAAATTTTATCATTATGAGTTTGATTAAGAAACCTAACGAGCTGACCGTTAAGACTGCATTGTCAGCGCTGATTTATGGACAACCGGGTATGGGTAAAACGACATTGGCATTATCTGCCCCCAACCCTGTGCTTTTCGATTACGACGGCGGTATTCACCGTGTCAATGCGGCCCATCGTGTACCCACTGTTCAGATTACAAGCTGGGATGAAACGAATCAGGTACTTGCTTCTGAGGAAATCAAAGAGTTTGATACGATTGTGATTGATACCGCCGGAAAGATGCTCTCTTTCATGGATAAGGCTATCATGGCAGCCAACCCGAAAATGAAGAAAGCTGACGGAGCTCTTTCATTACAGGGGTATGGAGTGAGAAAGAATATGTTCATCAGCTTTGTAAATCAGGTAACCTTAATGGGTAAGTCTGTAATCTTCGTGGCCCATGAACGGGAAGAGAAAGTCGGTGATGAAAAACAGATACGCCCGGAGATTGGCGGTTCATCTGCCGGCGACTTGATTAAGGAACTGGATTTGGTCGGTTATATGGAAGCTATTGGCAAGGATAGAACAATCTCCTTTGATCCGTGCGAGAAGTTCTACGGTAAGAATACCTGCAATCTTTCTTCACGGATCAAGATACCTGTCATTATTGATGCTTCCGGTACCATTACGGGAAAGAATGATTTTATGACGAACATTATCAATACCTATAAAGAGTATCAGACAAAACAGACAGAGTTGTCTTCAGAATATGATAAGGTTCTTGAGGTTATTCGTGATACAGTGGAACAGGTGACCGATATGCAGTCGGCTAATGAAGTGCGTGAATCTCTGGACAGGATGGCACACATCTTCGATTCCAAGGTCAGGGCCGGGATGATGCTCAATGAGAAGTGCAAGAATCTTGGACTAAAGTTCAACAAGCTAAGCAAGAAGTATGAACCGGCAGCCTAAGTACAGATTCTACCCGTCACTACTCGATAAGTTCGAGCAGTATCTACGGGCTGATGAACAGGTGGAAAGTTTCTGGAACATTGACAACGAAACGGGGGAATATAAGAAAAGCCCCGAAGAAATTGAAGCGGAGCTCAAGCAAAGCCTGCTTGATGCAATAAACCGCGTTCCGTTTGAGAGTGAGGCGGCCGATAAAGGGACAGCATTCAATGCTGTCATTGACTGTTATATCCACAAGAGAAAACATATTCCAAGCGAACGGGAACCATATACCATTGTCGGTGATGAAGAAACCAACATTATTCAGGTTGACTTCCCGCCTACGGATATAGCGCCTGCCCGTCATTTCCTGTTTGACCGGGAATGGTGTATCGAGCAGTCGAGATATTTTGCCGGTGCATTGTCCCAGGTCTTTGTCTCTGCCATTATTTCCACCCGTTATGGTGATGTGGAGCTTTACGGGTTTATAGACGAACTTCTCCGGGACATTGTCTATGACATCAAATCAACATCCAAATATGATTTCGGTAAGTATGAACATGGATGGCAGCGGCATGTATACCCTTATTGTCTGATTGCTTCCGGTCAGATGGAGAGTGTGAAAGCGTTTGAGTACACTGCCTATCAGTTGAAGGGCGGTACCAGTCGGACACCACTAATCAGCGGAACGCAGTACCCGGAATACTACACCTATAACCACGAACAGACGGTTAAACTGTTGACCGTCCACTGTGAGCATTTCATAGAGTTTTTGGAAGCTAACAAGGAACTTATTACAGACAAGAAAATCTTTGGGTTAGAGTAATGGCACAAGAAGCAATTTTAGAAAAAGTTAAGGGTGAAGTACACATGAGCAAATCTTTTGACTTCATGTGTTCCCAACTTCGTAATGGTCGGTATCGTGTGAAAATCGAACGGTTCACAGAGCCGCGGACATTATCGCAGAATGCTCTTATGTGGCTTTGGTTCACTTGTATTGAGCAGGAAACGGGGACGGATAAACAGGATGTACACGACTATTACTGTAACCTTTTTCTTAGAAGAGCTTCCTATATCAAAGGTAAAGAAACGGTTATCGCCGGAAGCACCTCGAAACTCAATACAGTGCAGATGACTGACTTTCTGAATAAGGTACAGGCCGATGCCGCTGCCGAACTGGGAATAACACTCCCTCTTCCGGCTGACCGTTACTATAACGAATTTATCAACGAATATCAAGATAGGAGATAGAAATGAATATCACAAAAGCAAAAATAACGAAAGACAACACGCTTGTTGCCACTTTCAAGAATGAGAATGAGGATAATGTGACTGTTGAGGGAAAAAATCTTATTCATAAGGATTTACGTGCTGCATTCGATGAACTTATCCCTCACCTTACTTTCCTCTGTGAGCAAAAGGAAGCTGACGGCAAAGATTCCATAGATGAATTGCCGGAAGAAATCTTCTCTACATTTGAGGTTACCGGCTATACAATCGGTGGTTCCGACGATAATACCGGTGTTACTTTGGTCGGTAAACGCTTTCTCAAAAGTAAAAAGGTGCTCAATCTCATTGCACCGTTTACCATGTTCAACAATGAGAACGAGGAATACGAACACGCCTTTGAGCTGCAGCAAGCCATTGATGCTTGTAATTATGAAGTAGAACAGTATCTGACTGCAAAGAAATGGGCAGTAGTTCAGCAGGAACTTCCATTTGATGAAAGTGCTCCGACCGATATTGCGGCCGACCCGGTAGGCGATGCCGCATTTGAAGCGGAAGCCAACGAGTTTCTCAAACAAGTGGCGGAACAGACTGGTACTACTTTGATTGTAAACGGTAAGAAAGTGAAACCGCGTCATTCACGCAGCAAGAAAGTTAAAGAAACGGCAGCTTGATTATGGCAGCACCTTTTTGTATCACCAAATACCCGGACGGCTTCAAACTTAAATTCATGTATCATCCGATGCTGATTAAATGCGTGAAGAACATCCCGTCAGTCAAGGCGAATGCTAAAAAGGCTTATCTTTTTAATGAAAAAGCCTGGTGGGTTGACCTTGCCGATGAATGGTATGTCAACACTATGGCAAATTGGGCGGTACAATATGGATATTGCGGATCGGTACAGCGGTCGGAGCAACGAAAAGCTGATATAACTTTTGACATTGCTCCGATGCCGCAACTGACCGTACCCCATGGGTTACTCCTTGAACCATACGATTATCAGAAAGAGGGCATTGCATACGCTTTGTCTCATAAACGGTGTATCTTCGGTGACCAGCCGGGACTCGGTAAGACATTACAGGCAATAGGTACGGTAACGATTGCAAAATCTTACCCCTGCCTTGTTATCTGTCCGGCAGCGTTGAAAATAAACTGGCAACGTGAGTTCAAGAAGTTTGCTGGAAAACAGGCTTTAATTCTTGATGATAAGAACAAAAATACCTGGCAGCGCTTCATTGAAACCAAGTGCTGTGATATTTTCATTACTAACTATGAGTCGCTGAAAAAGTTCTTTGTTCTGGACGTTAAGGATGATGTACGGTTTACGATGAAATCAATCTCTTTTGACCCTCGTATAACGCTTTTCAAATCAGTTATTATTGACGAGTCCCATAAATGTAAGTCTACCAAGACCCAGCAAAGTAAGTTTGTTGAAGGTATCTGCAAAGGTAAGGAGTTTATTCTTGAACTGACAGGAACACCTGTTGTGAATGATAACACCGACCTTATACAACAGCTTAAGATAATGGGACGTCTGGAAGACTTCGGCGGGTATAAGACATTTACCGAGCGCTTCTGCAACGGACCGAAGAAAGCATCCAATCTGAAAGAACTGAATTGGCGTCTTTGGAATACATGTTTCTTTCGGCGTGAGAAAGCAAAGGTGTTGACCCAACTTCCGGACAAGACTCGGCAGTATATCGAAATGGATATTACTACTCGCCTTGAATATGAAAAAGCGGAGAGTGACCTTATACAATATCTTCGTGTGTTCAAGAATGCGGACGATGAGAAAATCGCTAAGTCCATGAGGGGAGAGGTTATGGTAAGGATGGGCATTTTGAAAGCCATTTCCGCTCGTGGAAAAATCAAGGCGGCTGCCGAGTTTATTCATGACGTTATCGATGGGGGAGAAAAGCTGATAGTATTTGCTTATCTGAAAGAAGTAGTAATGGAACTGAAAAAGATGTTTCCTCAAGCAGTAACGGTTACAGGTGAAGATAATGCTACCCGGAAACAGATGGCTGTAGATGCTTTCCAAAATAATCCGGATTGTACACTTATTATTCTGAACTACAAATCAGGTGGTACGGGGCTTACGCTGACTGCTTCCAGTCGTGTGGCCTTTATTGAGTTCCCATGGACGTTCAGCGATTGCGAACAGGCGGAAGACCGGGCACACCGTAACGGCCAGAAGAATAATGTCAACTGTTACTATTTCCTTGGAAAGAATACCATTGATGAATATATGTATGATGTCATTCAGCGGAAGAAGGGTATAGCTAACGGAGTGACCGGTACTGATGATGTAGTTAAGGAGAATGTGATAGATATGGCTATGGACTTATTCAAAGGTAGATTATGAGAAAGAAACAAACTACACCGCAATCGGAAAGTCAGATACAGCATAGTTGTCTGACTTGGTTCCGGCATCAATATCCGTTTTTGAGTCGCATGCTGTTCGCTGTTCCTAACGGTGGGAAACGCGATGCCCGTACCGGTGCGCAAATGAAATACGAAGGTGTTTTACGCGGCGTTGCCGATTTGATACTTCTTATCCCTAAGAAAGGTTTTGCGTCTCTCTGTATAGAGATGAAAACTCCGAAAGGGAAACAGAGAGAGGAACAAATTGAATGGCAGAGAGAAGCGGAAAAGTATCGAAATAAATACGTTATCTGCCGCTCTCTTCAAGATTTTATGAACGAGGTTAATTCCTATCTACGATGAATTATATTGAATTAGTCAATAACTTTTGGACTGTGAGGCGTATTAGACCGATGACAAGTTATGAGGCGGATTTTTATTTCTATTTGCTGAAAGAATGTAACTCGAGAAACTGGACTAATCCGTTCGAATTGCCGTCGAGGAATGTGGAGCTTGAACTCGGCATCTCTCGCAAAACAATTTGTGACCTGCGCAACAAACTCCAGCAAAAAGGATTGATTTCTTTCAAAGAAGGGAATAAACGGGCAAACGGAGCTTTTTATCAGATACTTTATGTTTCTGACGGTAACAAAAATGGTAACGAAAGTGGTAACGTAAATGGTAACATAAACGGTAACGTAAATGGTAACCCTTTATATAAACAGAAACATAAACAGAAACCTATGGGAGGAGATAACTCTGGCGAGTTATTCCCACCGGAGCCACCACCGAAAAAGAAGCCGCCTAAAACCAAAGTGAAGTTTATACCACCGACCGTCGAAGAAGTGAGAGAGTATTTCCGGGGCAAACTTCCCGACTGGGAACTGCAAGCGGATATTTTCTACAATCATTTCTCGGGGCTTGGTTGGAAAACAGCCACCGGTGCCAAGGTGGAACGTTGGGACAGCCGGGCCAATCTTTGGATAATCGAAAAAAAACAGCAAGGTAATGGAAAAACAGAACCCCAAGGACCAAACGGTCGGCATGCTGATAAGGCAGCAAAGGCAAGAAACCTCATTGCGGAGTACGCGGCCATCGAGCAGGGATATGATGCTGTCAGCCATCAAACAGAGATACCCGACCTTTAGCCAGGCATCTGCCGCATATTCGACATCGCTCCAGCCAATACTTCTTGCCGACCTTGATAAAGCGTACAGCGAGAAGTCTCCCGCGTTGTCGGATCTTGAACGAATGTATGGATATGGTTCTTCAGCCCTATGGGTAAAGACACAGTTGCTGACCATTGATTTTGCTTCTTCCACGAAAGAGGGAGCCGATGAAAATGCTTTGAATGAGTTCTCTGGACTGTTCGTTGGGCAGTACCACTACATCAAACTGACGGAGTTTATTCTATTTGTCGCCCGGTTCAAGCTGGGCAGATACGGGAAATTTTACGGATATTTTGACACGATAACCGTTGGGGAAGCATTTCGGAAATTTCTTCGGGAACGGTCTGACGAGTTGGAGGTTATCATTCGTCGACGTAATAACCAAGCTCAGGAGCAGCGGCAAGCACCCGTAGAGCGGAATCACCAACCGCCCGACGATTTACGGGCAAAACTGAATTTAAAATGAAAGATACCAAACTGATAGCGACTATTCTGTCAATTCTGACAGCGTATGCCGCTTTTTATTTTGTCTGCTACTGGATAGCGGACTATTGTTTAAGGACTTATTTGTAACGCAATTATGGAAAACAAAACTTTCAAAGAAGCTATCAAGACTTATCTTGATGAACGTGCCAGGACTGACGAACTGTTTGCCAAGTCCTACGCAAAGGAAAACAAGAATTTGGACGAGTGCTGTTCTTACATCATGGGGGAAGCTCAGAAGCGAGGCAATGCTGTATGTATTTCTGATAACGAGGTATTTGGTATGGCCGTACACTATTACGACGAGGACGACATAAAAGTCAATAAACTTCCTGCCGGCACGAGAGCTACCACTTACACCTCGCCCAAGCCGGTGAAGTTGACTGAGGAAGATAAACAGAGGGCTCGTGAGGAAGCGATAAAACGTCTTACCGAAGAGCAATATGTTTTGCTTAAGAAAAAGCCGTCACGGGGAAAGAAAGAGGCAACAGAAGTACAACAGATGTCATTGTTCTAAACCATGAAACCACGTACTAAATTGCAAAAGGAAGTCGCCGAGCTGAGTGCAAAGTTGGGTGAAATCTCCGAATCTCCCAAAAATTGGGCAAAAGAACATCTGTTTGCTCGCACTGCGTATAAATGTAAGGATGAACTTTGGTGTTCAGAATGTGGTAAGATGTGGATAAATACCGATAATAGCGAATTGGGTACTATCCTTTTGGGTAATAAGACCGAATGCCCTTATTGCCACCATAAATTAGATGTAACAGTCAGTCGTAAGAGCCAGAATAAAGAGGAAATCTACATGGACATACTGCAGGTTGTAGGTGGCTTTCAAGTTATACGCCATATCCTGTGCTGCAAGTATTCTTGCAAAAGTGGTTTTCGTGAGCATCCGATATCAAATTCTTATTACAGTTTCTTTGAGACTGTTCAGGAATGGATTGCAGTTAATGGCAAACGTACCATTATCGCCAGGCCTATGAATATGGGTGGCAATGGATGGTTGTATAGTGAGCCTTTGAGTATAAAGAACGAATACGGTAGCGGTTATTACAGTTATGGAGATGTATACTCTATACATGGATGGTTATATAGCAAGATAGAGCTTCTCCCGGAATTAAAGAAACGCGGTATAGGCCGGAATTTTCCCGATGTCAATCCGTCGAGGCTTATACGATCGCTCTTAACCGGTAACAATGATGCCGAACTCTGTTTGAAAACAAAGCAGATGGCAATGCTTAAGCACATGGCTAAAGAGGGGTATTATCAGCTTCGATACAAGCCGTCTTTCAATATCTGTAATCGTAATCATTACATCATCAGGGATGCCGGTATGTGGAATGACTACATCGACTTGCTGCTCTATTTCAAGAAAGACGTACGTAACGCCAAATATGTCTGTCCTAAGAACCTGAAAGCCGAGCATGATTTGCTAATGAATAAGAAAAGGAGCATTGAAGCAAAGCTTCGCAGAGATAGGGAAAGACGGGAAGCAATCCGTCGTGAAAAGGAACGTAGAGAGAACATTATTCAGTTTTACAAAAGAATGGAGAAGTTCTTCGGTTTGGAGATTACGGACGGAAGTATAACTATCCGTCCATTGGAAAGTATAACCCAGTTCTACCAAGAAGGGAAAGCAATGCACCATTGCGTATATACGAATGGGTATTACAAGCGTAATGATTGCCTTATCCTTTCGGCCCGTATTGGGGAAAAACGCATCGAGACGATAGAATTGTCTCTGAAAACTCTTGAAGTAGTCCAGTCCCGTGGTGCATGTAACCAGAATACAGAATACCATAAACGTATCATAGGACTTGTCAAAAAGAACATAGGTTTAATTCGTAATAGATTATCAGCATGAAACATATCATCCGAAAAATAGAATACATCACCGGCGATAATCGTCGGTGTGAGAAAGTGACTATTGAAACAAACGACATCGAGGCTGAGAGAAAACGACTGTATGCCAAGTGTTCTTGTGATGTGATATACTTTACTTATGAGACAATAAATAGATAGTACAATGAAAGATTATATCGAGTTTTTGAAAGACAAGATGGCTATCAGTCATCAAACAGGATTTGAAGTTAAGCCGGAAGAATTAACCTCGTCGTTATACCCCCATGTGAAAGATACTGTCCGTTGGGCTGTGTCAGGTGGTTGCCGTGCGATATTCTCCAGTTTCGGTATGCAGAAAACCGTTACCCAGTTGGAGATACTCCGGGTAGTCCTGAAACACAAAGGTGGTAAAGGGCTGATAGTTTGTCCCAAGCGTGTAGTGGTCGAGTTCCTTACACAAGCGGAACAACATCTGCACATGAAAGTTACCTATGTGCGTACTATGGCGGATGTGATGATATGCCCCACTGATATTATGGTTACAAACTATGAGCGAGTGCGTGACGGAGAGGACGGAGTGAGGATAGAGCCGTCCTATTTCACTGCAACCTCTTTGGACGAGGCGAGCGTATTACGCGGTTTCGGTACCAAGACCTATCAGGAGTTTCTTCCTTTGTTTGCAGAAGTACCGTACAGGTTTGTTGCCACTGCCACACCGTCACCCAACAGATACAAGGAGCTGATACATTATGCCGGTTATCTTGGTGTGATGGATACCGGGCAGGCGCTTACCCGTTTCTTTCAACGTGACAGCACGAAGGCGAATAACCTCACTCTTTACCCGCATAAGGAGAAGGAGTTTTGGCTATGGGTATCTACATGGGCGTTGTTCCTTACCAAACCGTCCGACCTCGGTTATCCCGATACCGGATATGAGTTGCCGGAACTGCGGGTGCATGAAGAGGTGGTGAGCGTGGACAACTCCACTGCCGGCACGGACAGGGACGGTCAGGTGAAAATGTTCCGTGAGACTGCCCTCGGACTTGCTGACGCGGCGAAAGAACGCCGGGACAATATGCAGGAAAAGATTGCCCGTGTGGTAGAGATTATCAACCGCCCGGAAAACAGGGACGACCATTTCCTTTTATGGCATGACTTGGAAAATGAACGGAAGGCATTATGTGACGCCATACCCGGATGCAAGGCTGTATATGGTTCGCAGGATGATGACGAAGCAGATAAGGTAATAGCGGATTTCAAAGACGGGCGGCTGAAGTATCTTGCCGCCAAACCGGAAATGCTTGGCGAGGGCTTGAACTTCCAGTACCACTGCCACAAGGCAATCATGTTCATCGACTACCGTTTTAATGATAAGTTCCAAGCGATAGCCCGTATCTACCGTTTCATGCAACAGTATCCGGTTGACCTTTATCTGGTCTATGCTGAAAGCGAGGGCGAGATATTTAAGAGTTTCATGCAGAAATGGACGCAACATCGGGAAATGGTTTCCAAGATGACCGATATTGTCCGTGAGAACGGTTTGTTCGGATTGCAGGCTGAGGAGAAGATGATGCGCTGGATGTTCGCCAGCCGTGAAGAGAAATCCGGCAAGCTGTGGAAGGCTATCAATAACGACAATGTTCTTGAATGCCAAAAGATGGAAAGCGATTCAATAGACTTGATAGTAACAAGTATTCCGTTTTCCAATCACTATGAGTACACGCCTACCTATAACGATTTCGGGCACAATGAGAGTAACGACAAGTTCTTTGAGCAAATGGATTACCTTACCCCTGAACTGATGCGCATATTGAAACCGGGTCGGTTGGCGTGCATCCATGTGAAGGACCGTGTATTATTCGGCAATGCTACGGGTGACGGTATGCCTACTATTGACCCGTTCAGCGAAATGACTGTATTCCATTACATGAAACATGGATTTAGATATATGGGCCGTATTACAGTGGATACGGATGTAGTAAGGGAGAATAACCAGACTTACCGACTTGGCTATACCGAAATGTGTAAGGACGGTTCAAAGATGGGTATCGGTTGCCCGGAATATGTTCTTCTTTTCCGCAAACTGCCTTCTGATACCTCACGGGCCTATGCTGATTTGCCGGTGACAAAAAACAAGAGTGAATATTCGCTGGCCCGTTGGCAGATAGATGCTCATGCAAGTTGGAAATCTTCGGGTAACTCTCTGTTGAGTTACGAGGATATGAAAGGCGCCGGCATTGACAAGATACGCCATTTGTTTAGGAATTACGAGCGTGAGCATATATATAACTACGAGGAACACATATCGTTCGCTGAGGAACTGGAAGAATACGGAAAACTACCTAAAACGTTTATGGCCGTTGACCCGGTGAGTAAGAAACCGTGGATATGGGACGATGTTACCCGGATGCGAACACTCAATACGAAACAATCCCAGAAGAAGCGGCAAAATCATATCTGCCCGTTACAACTTGATATTGTCGAAAGGCTGATTGAACGGTACTCAAACAGGGGTGAACTGGTGTTTGACCCATTCGGTGGTATCGGCACCGTGCCCTACTGCGCTGTTAATTTGGGACGTAGGGGATTATCTACGGAATTGAATTATGACTATTGGAGAGACAGCCTCTCATACCTGTACGAAGCTGAAATGGAAGTGAGCGCGCCCACGTTGTTTGACTTATTGGATGATGCAGTATGAATGTTCATCAGACAGTTCCCCGCTCGGATTGTACCTCTTTTGCCAAATGTGGTAAGCATTCACTTGCCTATTGCCGAAAGTACGGTGCATCCGAATGTGGTTCGTGTGAAATAGTGAAGCGGAAACCGAGAAACCGGGTGATAGTGGACGGGAAAGAGCGCAAAGTATGCAGTCGTTGCAGAAAATTACTCCTGCTGTCCTGCTTCTACGATAGAACGATTCATCGCAATGGAAAAGTGTATCACATCAAGACATCATGGTGTAAGATGTGTGTATCTGAGGATAATAGGGAACGGAATAAAAGAATAATACTCACTACAGCTTACACAGATTTATTAATTAGATAATCAATAAAATCTGAATCTGTGTAATCTGTGGTGAATCAATTCATAACTAATAAAAACATGAATGAAAATGGATATAAAGTTATTGATGCTATCAAGAGGATGGCTTCAATATTTATCCACCTATCATTACCGTGGGGCATCCGTTGACTATCGAGCCGCCATGCGCCGTGCTGTCGCCCATGCGTGCGGCGGGTTTACCGCCAATCATTACCGTTGCCGAGCCTTTGATGATGGTGTCCGGCGGACCGGCACAAACACACATATCGCCCACCACGGCGGCAGGCATCTTGCCTATCAGTACGTTTGGCACACCCGGACCCACTACGGGACCGCCCACATGCGGTATCGGCGAGGGAAACGCCGGGGTCTGCATGGGGCAGGTGTGCATGTCTGTTATTCTTGCTGCTGGAGGCATAGTTTTAGAATTTAAATTAGTTAATCATTACTATCGCACCTTTTACGGTGGTCTGACCGCTTGCCGAGAGTTCCGCCGTGGCATTGCCCTTAACGGTCGCTCCGATTTTCGCCTGCACCTTTACGTTCAGTCCTTCCAGACTGATGTCCTGCTTGGCGATACCGCTGATTTTCATCGTGGTATCCATCGTGATGTCGCCTTTTGCTTTCAGCGTTATATTTTTGGTAGATGTGAGGCTGATACCTTCCCTATCCATTTTGATTTCATTCTTATGCTGGTCTACAAGACGAATCTGTTTATAATTATCGTTGATTTCAATTAAATTATTGCCGGGAGTACTTATTACTACAGCTTTTTTTTCTTCATCGTATGTAATAATAAATTTTCCTCCGACATCTAATACACCATTATTTTCCATATAGCTTGATATTTAAATGTGAATAACTACTTATTTAAAGTATAACAAATAAAATTATGGAACAAAATTAGAATAAAATTTTAGAAAACCTATTTATGAAAGCAATAACAATAAAACAGCCGTGGGCATCTTTGATAGTCCACGGTATTAAAGACATCGAGAATCGAACTTGGCCGTGTCCTAAGAAATACTTAGGGCAGAGGGTGTTGATTCATTCAAGTGGCTGTCATGGAAAGAAGTTTGAGATAAATATGCCCGATGAACAAATGAAACAAGCTTTCTCTTTGATTTCGGAGAAAAGTACTGCTGGCAAATGGGAGTTCGGCGCAATCATTGGCAGTGTGGAGATAATAGACTGTGTGATGAATCATCCTTCTATTTGGGCGGAGAAAGGAGTTTATAATTGGGTACTTGCTAATCCCATTTTCTATGAAAGACCTATCGAGAACGTGAAAGGAAAGCTTTCTTTCTGGGACTATCCTGGTATCAAAGAGGTAAAGATAGAGTGCCCTGAATGTGGTAGCATTGAGATAGCGGTTGAAGACTATACAACGGCTCCGTTCTCGACTTATCTGCATAGGTGTAATAAGTGTGAACATGTGATTATGGAAAGCGAGTGGCATGTAGTAAAGTAAGGATATGGAATTTGATTGGTTTTGGTTTACAGTGGTGATTTTGATAATTTGCGTTACTGTGTATTCTTGTTTAGACAGCTATTTCAAGCATAAGTATGGAGATAAGAATGAAGATATTTTATGAATGGGCATAAAAAAAGGCCATCTTCCCAGACAGCCAATCTTTGTTTAACCTTAATCTAATACTATGAAAAACACATTACAAATGTACGGATTTGTGGGAGTTATGCAAATTATATCCCTTTGTTCAGCTTACTTATAACATGGCTTAGTAGGTAGGTGTATATGTTAACTATTAATGATTTAATTGTAAAATAGGGATTTGGAAAATCAGAATACCATTATCCTTTTACGTAAAAAGAGTGCTATATGTATTGAAAGCTTCTTTCAGTACTAATGATGGGTCAATGTCCGGTACTTCTTCTTTTGCAAAGTCTACTATTCCTATATTGATATTGATTATTGCTTTATATTCTTTATTGTAATAGGTGTACTCACCTTGTTCAAAATTGTGATAATCAGCTAATGCTATAAATATTTTCAAAATATACTCAGATTCTTCAATGCTGAAATTTGATTTATTAAGTTTATTTATAGCAGATTCCATATCCTTTATTGTGCTAAACATTGTCCGAATAAAATCGAAAACAACCAAATTGGGAAACATATATACTGGTACTCTCCTTCGCCCTATATAAACCAATCGATCTCCTTTAAAATCTTTATTAATATATTTCAGTAATGTTCTTATATTAATTGACCCATTTTTGACAAATGTGGATAATATACTACAGCAGATTATATGTGGATAATAGCCATTGTTATTTAGACCCACTTCTTGATCTGATTTGGTTGTTGCAAGAATATGTGCTATGGCTTTTATAATTTCATTTGTATTATTAAAATGGTATATTTCTTTACTATAGAATTTATCAATGTATCCATTGAAATCTACATTTATTCCATATTTGGCACTATAAATGTTTCTTATATTATCAATATCGCATACTAAAATTATTTTGTCAAATCCAAATTTATGCTCTTTAGTACCACAAAAATCATTATGTGCTGATAATATATTTAATATTCTAAAAATATGTTCAGGGTCGATACGGTCTAAATCATCAATAATGAGGACGATTTGTTTATTGGGATTATTATCGGTTTTGGTGCTTGATACAATAGAACGGATGATTTGAGTTATTGTATTATCTTCATAGATGCTTCCTTTCTCTATGCTAATGCTATCGAAGAATTTCTTGATATGGGATTCTTCATTTTTCGAATTATCTTTTGCATATGTTTCAATGTTTTCTTTCAGTGCGATACACCTGTCTATGATATCTGTGCCAAAGGTAACTTTTTCTGCTATAGAAAAAAAATTACCCCAAAAATCTTTAGGATGGTTTACCATATAAAAATATGCCGCATTGCTTAATGATATTTTTTGTTTCTCAAAATCATAGGGAACTTTTTCTAATAACTGCATTAATATGTCCACTTTGATATACTCAAAAATATCTTCGTTATTAGCAACAGAGTAATTAATTGGGGTTAGATATATTCCAGTGTATTTGTCTTTGTGCTGATTAAAAAAATTATTTAGAAAATATGATTTGCCTATTCCAAAAGCTCCGGAAAAGATAATGTTCTCATTGTCTTTTTGTTTTAGGAAATCAGCAAAACGTTCGGTTTCTTTAGATATACTTATTTCCATTTTTATATTGATATTTGATTTGTTTCAAAGTTAATATCTTTTTTCATATTGAGCAAAACCTTCTGCCAAATTGTGTCAGTAACTTCTTTGATACCGGATAGTCCGTTCATGGATTATTCGGTATCTTTATTTTGTAAATCAAAATAATAAAGTATGTACGCAGTAAATCAGTATGATGCAATTGCAGAGAGTTACGATTCTCTGTTTAAAGATGAAGTCAGCATTGAGGAGAATAATAAGATAGCCTCGATGCTTTTTGATGTTCCCGGAATTATTCTTGATGTGGGATGTGGCACCGGATTGTTCCTTGATATTCTGAAAGTATCTCCAGATGAATATTTCGGTATCGATCCGAGCAATAAGATGCTTGAAGTTTTTAGGAAGAAGCATCCTGGGTATTATAATCTATGCATCCCGTTTGAGATGTTCAACCTAAAGTTTATGGTATTCAATACCGTTGTCGCCCTGTTTGGTTCGGCCAGTTACATTGAAGTCGAAGCGTTAACGGATATCCCCGAGGAGAAGAATTTGTTCCTTATGTTCTATAAAGAAACGTACCATCCGGTGACTTATGAACGTAGCGGTTGCGAATTGGAATATTATGAACATTCGAAATGTGAGCTGGAACAAGGCTTTCCTCATTGTGAAGTAAAAGAGTTTGGTAACTATTATATCGTGACTAACGTATGATATTATATTCAGAACAAAATGTGTATGAAGCGGCGAAAGAACGCATAAGGCAGCTATTTTCTATAGGTGGCCGTCTGGGCGTTTGTTTTTCTGGAGGTAAAGATAGTACCGCTTTGCTGCATATCACTTTGGAAGTGGCACGTGAACTTGGTATTCGAAAGCTACCGGTTATGTTTCTTGATCAGGAATGTGAGTACACATATACAGTCGAGTATATGCGTTATGTTATGTCTTTGCCAGAAGTAGAGCCTATTTGGGTACAAGTACCATTCAGATTATGGAACGCTAATAGCGGTGATTGGTTTATTCCTTGGGAACCAGGAAAAGAATGGATGCGTGAAAAAGAGGATATTGCTTTCAAAGAGAATGTATATGATGCTGACAGATTTAAAGACATGTTCAACGCTATTGCATTTCATCACTTAGGAGAAGATTATGTTTCTTTGGGTGGTGTCCGTATTGAGGAATCTCCGGCCCGTCGTGCAGGATTAACAGGCAAGGAAACTCTTCCTGGTATGACATACGGAAAGCGTTGTAGTCATGGAGTAGTTATGTACCCTTTGTATGATTGGTCTTATCGCGATATCTGGTATTATATCTTCTCCAATCGATTAAGATATAATAAGGCCTACAATTACATTTTCTCAAAAGAACCGTTACGTTCGGCCAGGGTGTCCTCTCTGATTCATGAGAACAGTAATCAGAATATCCCTTACTTGCAGGAAATTGATCCGAAGGCATATAATGCCATGTACACCCGCATCCCCAATATTGGTACGACAAATCATCTTCTGTTGGATGCCTTTGAAGAGATACGTAATTATCCGAACTGTTTTAAGGATTGGCCGGAATATTTGCAGTATCTCATTGATAACATAGTAGCTGAGGATAAGAATAAAATCATTTTTTCCAATAACCTGAAGACAGTGATTACTAAAGTTACAAATTGGTCTGATGTAGACCGTCGTGATATTTACCGTGCTTTTGCTCGTGGGATTATTACCGAAGACTTTGAACAGACAAAATTGAATAACAGATTATTGGTTCATAAATCAAAGTATAAATATGGAAAAACTAAAAGAAATAATCACCCGGATGCTTGATGAAGCGCCAGATAAAATAAACTTCTTCAATGAAGTGAGGCAACTTCTATTTTCTTTGTCCCCGGAGAAAGTGAACCCGGTGGATCGTGTTCTTTGGGTTCCAATGGAAATGGTAAAGGCAAACAACTATAATCCTAATGCTGTGGCAAAGCAGGAAATGCAGTTACTTTATACTTCCATTCGGGAAGACGGATATACACAACCTATTGTTACGATTTGGAGTGAGGAAGAGCAAAAGTACATCATTGTAGACGGGTTTCACCGTAATCTCATTGCACGTATGTACAAGGATATTGCCCGACGGAATAGTGGTCGTCTCCCCATTGTGGTTATTGATAAGGATATCAATGACCGTATGGCATCTACGGTCCGGCATAACCGGGCACGTGGTAAACATTCTGTTGACGGCATGACGAATATCATTTATAACATGATTAAAAATGGAGAGTCGGATGCAGTCATTTGTAAGAAGCTTGGTATGGAACCATTAGAATTTGTAAAACTTAAGCACATCACCGGCTTTGCTAAGATGTTCAAGAACTATGAATACAGCAAAGCTATTAAAGAAATTATTCATCACACAGATTCAGCAGAGTTATGATTATGGATATACAGAATATTGCAATAGATAAAATCATTCCATATTGGAATAATGCCCGGAACAATAGCAAGGCTATCAAACCGGTAGAGGAATCAATCAAGAAGTTTGGCTTTAACCAGCCGCTTGTAGTAGATAAGAATCTTGAAATCATTGTCGGCCATACACGATACTTTGCCCTATTAAATCTTGGATATAAGGAAGTACCTTGTATAGTCGTTGATTTGGATGAAGAAAAGGCACACCAGTATCGTATTGCTGATAATAAGACATCGGAGTTTGCATCATGGGATGAAGATAAACTGATACGTGAACTTAGGACTATGAATGTCCCTGCAGATATGCAAGATTTCTTTTTTGAGCCAATAGAGCAGCTGCTCGGATTTGATGTAAACTTTACTCCGGCAAATGATTATGCAACAGAAGATATGCAAGCAGAGGAAGTACAGCGGGAGTTCAGTCAGGAAATGGAACGTCAAGAGAATGAGGCTTTCAAAAAGAAAACGGAACGTATTGAAGAGAACTTAGAGCAAGAGAAGACCGAATATATTGAAATGGCATGTCCCCATTGTGGAGAAATAATCAGGATGAAGAAGTGATATGGCAGCACCTGCGGGAAATAAATTTTGGATGTTAAGGAGTAAGCATGGGAGAGATAAACTCTTTTCCACGCCGGAACTTTTATGGGAAGCTGCCTGTGAGTATTTCCAGTGGTGTGATGAAAATCCCTGGCTCTCCAAAAAAGCTATTCAAAAGACGGTTCCTGTGAAAAGAAAGAAAGGGAAGAAAGTGGAAACTGTTAATGAACAGCAAGTGCAACAGGAAGTTTCCCCGACTTCCCGCCCGTACTCTCTTACCGGGTTTTGTATTTACGTAGGCGCTTCATCCAAATGGTGGAGCACCTTTCGTACGGAGTGTAAAAATAAGAATGACGAAGATTTTTTAGAGGTCATCGCACGCGTGGAAGAAACAATCGAAACGCAACAGTTTGAAGGTGCATGTGTCGGTGCTTTTAATGCGAATATCATTGCTCGTAAACTTGGGCTTGCGGATAAGCAGGAAGTGGACCATACGAATGCGGGGAAAGAGTTTAAGTCATTTTCATTTCTTCCATATACCAAAGAAGCGGAGAGTGTGAAGTGATGGGAGAGAGAGTCAACATAAAACAACGTTTAGCCTATAACTATCTTCGTGACGATGTTACGAAGTTCTTATGTTATGGTGGTGCCGGTGGAGGTGGTAAGTCATGGCTCGGTTGTGAATGGCTGATGCAATGTTGCCATTATCTTCCCGGAACTCGTTGGTTTGCGGGGCGAAATAATCTCAAAGACAGTCGAGCATCTATAGCGGTGACATTTGTTAAAGTGGCTAACTCTCATGGCTATCCATATTATCACTTGACAAATGACGGCATCAAGTTCGATAATGGGAGTGAGATTATCTTTTTGGATTTGACATATTATCCCTATAAAGACCCGATGTATGAACGTTTCGGCTCCTTGGAATTTACGGGTGGATGGATCGAAGAGGCGGGTCAAGTGAATAGATTGGCCTTTGAAGTGTTACAGACCCGTATAGGGCGGCACTTGAATGATGTCTATAATGTTCCAGGGAAAATTCTTATTACTTGTAATCCCAAAAAGAATTGGTTATACGATAAATTTTATAAACCATGGAAAGAGCATAAGTTAAAAGATGGTTATGCTTTTATACAGGCGTTGGTACAAGACAATCCATTTGCAACAGAAGACTATATAAACACTTTGAAAAATACTAATGATAAAGTAACGAAAGAGCGTTTGTATTTCGGCAATTGGGAATATGATAATGATCCGGCAGTACTTTGTGATTATGATGCTATTTGTGACTTGTTTACAAACGAGCATGTACAACCGGTAGGCTTATCGACTGGTTCTTCTGACCTTGCCATGAAAGGCCGAGACCGTTTTGTCAGTGGGCATTGGATAGGTAATGTATGCTACATCAGGTTAGACCAGGAATACAGTACGGGTAAATCCATTGAGGCAGACCTTAAAAACATGATGATACAGTGGAAGATTCCACGTAGCATGATGGTAGTTGATAGTGATGGGCTGGGGAGTTATCTTGAAAGTTATCTGAATGGCATCAAAGAGTTTCATGGTGGTAACCGCCCTATTAATCCGGAGTTTGACAATCTGAAATCAGAGTGCGCTTTTAAGCTCGCAGAACTAATAAATAACCGACAGATAAGGATTATATGTACGGAAGCCCAAAGAGAGCGTATAATCGAAGAATTAGGAGTTTTAAAGCAAGACCATATAGATGCTGATACCCGAAAGAAAGGAATAATCAGTAAAGAGAAAATGAAAGAGATACTTGGTCATTCTCCGGATTATCTTGATATGCTGATAATGGCAATGTTCTTCCGTATCAAACCAATTCCCAAACGACCAAAAGCAAAATTAGGACAGATATGACAGTAAAAGAATTTTTGATATTAAGTGAGGTGGCAAGTAATGTTACTGAATTATTGGAACAGATAAAGAAACTCCCAAAGCCGGATTTCATTTTGGGAGTTCGTTTGCCGGATAATCTGAATGATACCACTATTGGGCAACTTATGGGACTACAATCTATATCAAGCGATGTTGATTGTATAATGATACCATGTCATGTCCTTTTAGGATTCTCTGTTGAACAAATAGAAGTATGTGAGGTAGAGGATGTTTTGGGCTTTTCCTCATGGGTTACTAAAGAGGTGGAACGGATAACCAAGCTGTTTGAAACAACAAGTGTGGCGCCTACTCCTGAGGAAAAACGTGCGGGTGTGGATCAGTTATCATTTGGCTTGTTTGGGTTGGTGGACTATTATGCAACCCGTATGGGAATAACTGACCATGAGCAGGTAGAAAGTGTTCCATGGGTAAGAGTGTATAAATGTCTTGATATGGATGCAGAGAAGATAAGATATGAACGAAGATTACGTAAAATTTATCAAGATAATAACAAATGAACACAAGTGTAGAGAGGAAAATAGCGTCTGTTGCAGAAAAGCTGAAAGACATAACCTATTTGTTTGATAACTGGGCGACGGCTAATGTCCGGTTGGATAAAATGCCATTACCGGCTATGATTAACTTACTGCCTGTATCCGGTAAGTTCGTTATATCCAGAACACAGTTGAAGGATTGCCCTAACTGTATGATAGCATTTGCAGATAAGACAAGGTTTGATTTCGACGGGGTGGAGAATGATGAGGTTATTGAGAGATGTAAAGGATATGCCGTACAGTTTATCAAAGAACTGAATAAAAGTGGACTGTTTGAGTGGGTGAGTGATGAAATACCTTACTCCATATTTTACGATAAGTTGGATGTGAATGTTACTGGGATAATGATAGAATTGAAACTCAAAGAGGTTCAAGGAGTACCCATGTGTTAGTTATGGAAGATAGGAGAAAAGAAATAAAAGGTATTCTGATTGAGGAATTGGACAGTCTTCAGCAACGTATTATTGAGAATCATATACGGGCTGGGCAGCGTGCAAGTGGAAGGACTATCAAAAGCTTGCATGTTGTGGTAGATGATAATCACGGCATCTTGTTTGGTAGGCAGGCTTTCGGCGTATTGGAAACGGGACGTAGACCGGGGAAAGTTCCTAAAGGATTTTATAAGATTATCCGGCAGTGGATGATGGATAAGGGTATTCAAGTGGAGAAGCCTAAGTCTTTTGCATACCTCGTAGCTCGGAAAATAGCTCGAGAAGGTACTGAACTATATCGGACAGGAAAGCATGAGGACATATATTCAAAAGATATTGAAAGAACGATACAGAATGTAATGAATCGTGTATTTGGTATTTTCTCAAAGGATGTACAACATATAAATTTGAATAACAATGCGAACTCATAAAATAGGAAATGCAACAGTTGAGTATCCGGATGAAATAGCTTTTTGTTTTAATCCGATAGTCATTAATATACTTGGACATCCATGGGCATGGGTAGAGGCTGTAGTCCGCGATGTGATAACTGGTATAGAGCATATAGAGAAAAGGGTATTGTTTCAAAATACTTGTTTCTTTGATGTTTCTTTTTATACCCAATCATATTTTGATTCAATTCAATTTGGTGAGATAGACTATACCCAATCGGGAGCTGTAGAGACGCCTTTGGGACGGTTATTCTCTCTTGACTTGAATATGTATTCTGAGAGTGGAGAATTGGGCGAAAGTTTCCAGTTTGAAACTTTTGTTGTTTGGGGAGCAATGAAGATTGGCGAACGATATAATGGCGATAGGGTTTTGATATGGTTTAAGAATTTTCCTTTCACGGTTGACATGTATGCAGCCGGGGAAAGTAGTGTTAATATCACTGTCGATAATGAACCTTTACCTGCTGTTGGATTGTCAAAGCGTAATGTTTATAATTTGTTTCTGACGGGAATTGATGCCCAAAGAGAGGTGATTCTTGATTTATCAGGAGCCGGAGCTATAGGTAGTGTATTTGATATGACATTCGACTATACTTTCCATGCAGTAGAAGGTGCTTCTTCTAATATTCGGTTATTGATTGATGATTCAACGTGCGGGATATATCTTCGTTGGATTAATCGTCATGGCTTTTATTGCTATTGGTTATTTAAAGCCGGTGATGAAAAGAAACAGGTTACGAATGATGGAGAGTTTATTCGCAACAATATGCAGGACTATAGTTATGTGAATGGATATCATAGTGGAACAGGACGTAAACAGCGCAAGACGGAAGAAAATACACTTCCTATATGTGCTCCACTTGTGGATAGTGATACATACGACTTCCTTTTTCAACTTGCTATATCTCCGGTTGTGGATATGTATATGGGGAAAGATGCTGATAAAAAGGATAGATGGCAGGGAGTGAATATTGCGGTTGAAACTTTCAATAAAACTCGTGCTGTCCTTCAAGATTTTGTAGCGACAATTGTTTTACCGGAAACGAGGGTACAAAGCTTATGAGAAATGAAATGTTATTTGTAGATGGGGAGCTGGTTGATTTGGGAGAAGATACTAAAATCACATTGAATCTTAAAAGTAATTTACTTTCTGATTTAAGTAAGATTGTTAGTAACAACAGTTATACTATAAAGCTTCCTAAGACAGTGCGTAATCAACGTATTATAGAGCATGCTGATATGCCCTCATGCAATACAGTTTATCCGAGAAGGTATCATCATGCCAGATATTTCCGTAACGGAGTAGAGATAATCTCAAATGCCAAGGCTGTACTCCTATCGGTTTCTGATACCATTGATATTGCCATTACATGGGGAAATATAACATTGTTGGCTGGCATTGTAGAGAATGATAAATCTTTGAATGAACTCATTGATACTGGTTATTACATAACTTGGAGAAGGGAAATTAGCGATTATCAGAACGGAAGTCCTTTTATTGTGTCTGATATGAGTATGGGGATACGGAGCTTTGATACTTTTAATTATGTGCATCCTTGTGTAAGAGTTGGTTGGATATTAGAGCGTATATCAGCAGATAATGGATTTAATTTTTCATTCTCAAATGATATTGTGGAAAGATATATTAGCAAGTTGATTGTTCCATTATTAACACGTCATGGTCGAGGGTTTGATGTAAATAATCAATTTGGATTGGCTGCGAGATATAATAACGGAGTAAAATATGACTATTACTTAACTGCAATATTGAAAGATGCCTATGCCAATAGTTTTTTGGCAGTAATCAATGCCGGTACCAATAATTCGGGAATAAAAGTTCTTAAAGAAAGTACTAAGATTAGAATATCGGCAAGAATGTTTTTTGATTTTACTAGTACGGTTCCAGTAAATCCAGCTTTTGTGGCATATAAAGTAGTGGATGGGAGAGCCGAAGAAGTATTTTCTGTTGATGCTTCCAATTTGCAGGGAGGTAATGGACAGACCTGGACAGTATACTTTGACTTTGAGGATGAGACATCTGTATTGTCAGAGGGTGATATTATTTATTTTGCTTTTCGTAATACGGGATATTTTGTTAATAACTGGGGAACAGACACTTTCTCTCTTGCTTTAGCACCCTATATTAACGAAGTGGTAGTAGAGGGGAAGGGTAGCGATGGGTATTATCCCATAATATCCAATTTGCCGGATATAAAGCAAGTTGATTTTATCAAAACGATTGCTGCAATATCCGGAATATTTGCTGTTATCGTTAATGATACTACTTTGGGCTTTTTTTCTGTGGATGATATTATATCGAATCGAAATAAGGCATACGATTGGACGCGTAAAGTGGTTGCTTCTTTCAAAGAAAATAAACCACAAGAAATTAGTTACTCGCTTGAAGATTTTGCGCAAAAGAATTTACTTACATGGAAAGAAGATAATACTGTAAAAGGTGATTATAGTAGTGCCTTGTATGTGCAAGATGAAACAATTGAGGTTGAACGTACTGCTATTGAACTTCCATTTGCTGCAACTGATATGTCGTTAAGTAGAGCTTTTATTCCGTTATATGACTACTCTGGTAATGAAACTGTCGGGAAAATGAATAGTGTGGAGCCACGGTTATTGATTGAGGTTAATAATACCGGAAAATCGAAAGCTTCATTTGAAGGGTTGAGATGGGACACTTTGGTAAACAGGAACTATGAATCATACCAGAAAATTATCCGTAATCCTATTGTGGTCAGTGAAAAGATTGAAATTAGTGATATTGAGTTGAAAGAGTTAGATGTGACTATTCCTGTCTATTTAGGTCAATATGGTAGATACTATGCTATTATATCAGTAAGGGCAGAAGCTACGGGAATATGTGAATGTAAATTATTACAATTGGAAGTGTAACTATGGAAAATGTAGAAGAAAGAGTGCTGGATATCCGGGTGAGATATGACGATGCTATCCGAAAAATAGCAGAATATCGTACTCAGTTGGATGTTTTACATCAAGTTGAGAAAACGCTTAAAGAGGATTTAAAGGAGGGGCGTATCAGCCGTGAAAAGTATAATCTGAAATTAACCGAAAATAAGGTTGCCGCTCAAAAATACACAGATGCCATTCGTGTTTTGAATAAACACATTCAAAATGAATATAAAGAGCAAACAGAGCTTGAAGGTAGCTTGGTTAGATTACGTGCAGAGCTTTCTAATCTGACTGCTTCTTATGACAGGTTAAGCCGTGCAGAACGTAACAGTGCCAAAGGTAAAGGGATTCAAGATAAGATAAATGCTATTACCGATGAATTGAAAGAAGCGGAAGAAGGCACGCAACGCTTCTATCGGAATGTCGGCAACTATGAGGAAACTTTGAAAAGATTTGTAGGTATCAATAATGACTTTGCAAACTCCTTGTTGAACATCGCCCAGAACTCAAACGGGGTGAAGGGATTTTTCTCCAATATGAAGGTGGAAGCATCTGCTTTAGGTTCAACACTAAAAGCATTATTGAAGAATCCGGTGTTTATGAGTATCGCAGGTGTGGCTGGAGTTAGCTTTGCTTTCAAATGGTGGTATGACTACAATAAGGGAATAAAGGAAGCTACTAAATTGACCAAGCAATTTACAGACAAATCCGGTGATGATTTGAAAATTTATCGGAGTGAAGTACAGGCTTTGGCTGATTACTACAGTAAAGACTTCCGGAATATGTTGACAGCTATCAATTCCGTGGAAAAACAATTTGGTATATCTTCTGATGAAGCGCTGGAAGTAATCAAAGACGGTTTCATTGCCGGAGCAGATGCGAATGGGGAGTTCCTATCTGTTTTGAAAGAATATCCGGCGTATTTCAAAGAGGCCGGTATCTCTGCGAATCAGTTTGTTGCTATTATTGCAGAAACCAATAAGCAAGGTGTTTTCTCTGATAAGGGAATTGATACCATTAAAGAGGCGAATACTCGGCTTCGGGAAATGACTACATCAACGGCCAGTGCATTGGATGGTATCGGTATCAGCTCTAAACAAGTCCAGAAAGATTTGCAGACAGGAGCAAAGACTACTTTTCAAATCATGCAGGAAGTATCTGCTAAATTGGATGAACTACCGGAAAACAGCGCAGTTGTCGGTACTGCAATTGCTGATATCTTTGGCGGTCCGGGAGAAGATGCCGGCTTACAATATATCCGCACCTTGAAAGATATTTCTGTGAATTTGGATGAAGTCAAGGGTAAGACCGGGGAATTGGGTAAAGTGGAAGATGATTTGCTTGCTTCCCAAGCGGAGCTAACGAAAGAGGTCGCTTTGCTTTTTGATGCTACCGGCAGCTCATTTGAAAAGATAACGGCTAAGGTTGAGACTTTTGTTAATGACGTTTTATCCTCTTTGATTAAAGATGTACGAACTTTGTTTGAATCGGTAGAGGATATAACGGAACGGGAAACAAAAGCGGCAGTTGAGCTTGGAAAGAATGTTGCAGAGGCTAATGTCGGAGATGAATATGCCAAGATAGAGGCGGCACGGGCTCGGTATGTGAAAGCGGGGTTTTCAGAGGAAGCAGCTATGAAAAAAGCCAAAGAAGAAAGACTGCAGATGCTGAACTTATCCCTGAAGCAGGAAGAAGAATACTTGCAGGAAACTGTTGCCATCAATGAGAAATACAATAAAGAACTGCGGGATGCTTCATTCTGGCGTCAAGGAATTGGCAAAGACCGTTCCAATGCAGTCATAAACAAGGATGTTGCTTCTTCATGGAATAATCGCATGGCACAGTTGTCGGCTGTGGAGTCCAGGAAAGAGACTATTAACTTGGTGTCTTCATATACTGGAGATGCCGATAAAAAGAAAACGCCGATTGTAGACCCTAAAGCTGTGGCCGAAGCTCTAAAAATCAAAAAGAAAGAGCTGCAAGAGATACGTAAAGCTGAGGATGAAATGCTAAAGCTTATTAAAGATAGCCGGGAAAAGCAGACACAAGAAATAGAATATGAGTACAGCCGGCAAATTGAAGACTTGAAAATCCGTTTGGAGACCGAAAAGGACTTGACACCTCGTGCCAAAGATGAAATCGGAAAACAGATTCTTTCTCTTGAACAACAGAAAACTATTGCTTTACAAAAGCTCTCTGATGAAGAGCTGAAAAAGGATATTGAAAATCGGCAGAAGCTTATCGCCTTGCAACTTGATTCTGTAAAGGCTGGTAGTGAGCGGGAGTATCAACTAAAGATGCAGCAACTCGTAGCCCAACGTGATGCAGAGCTCCAGCAGAAGGAGCTAACAGAGCAGATGAAACTTGCTATCGTGGAGAAGTATAACAAGAAAATTGATGATTTATCAAAACAGCATGACAATGCTGTAATTAAGAAGCAAGAGGATGCAATGAAACTTCGCTTTGAAACTGAGATAGCCCAAGCATATGGTAATGAGCGGGAGATTCTCCGTATTAAGATGGAGCAGAAGCTTGCAGAGTTGAATGCTATGCAGCAACTTGAGGGGGAAAGTATAGAAACTTTTAATTTGCGTAAACTTCAGGCTCAAAATGAATATAATGATGCAAAAAAAAATGTTGCAGATAAAGAAATAGCTATTGAACAAGCCAAATATGATGCTATGGCTACTGTTACAAATGGACTTATTGCTTTGACAGATGAGATAGGTAATCAAGACCGTAACTTTGCCATTGCAAGCAAGGCTTTGGCTCTTGCTGAAATTGCTATCAATACTGGTAAAGCCATTTCTAAAATGATTTCTGCTGAAGCTGGTAAGGGAGTCGTTGGACTTGGTACAATGGCAAGTGGTATAGCTACTATACTTTCTAACATTGCGGCTGCCATTTCTACGGTAAAAAGTGCTAAATTTGCACAGGGTGGTTCAGTAGTAGGTCCGGGTTCGGGCACAAGTGACTCTATACCAGCAATGTTATCCAATGGTGAAAGTGTAATGACAGCCGCTGCGACTTCTATGTTTGCGCCGTTATTATCGGCCTTTAACCAAATGGGTGGTGGTATTCCTATCAACGTAACAACCTCATCCAATCAGGCAACGGGTGAGGATATGCTTGCAAAAGCTGTTGCAAGAGGTATGATGATGGCTCCGCCACCGGTATTGTCCGTAGAGGAATTTACTTCTGTTGCAGATAGAGTAAAGTATGTCGAGAATCTTGGTAGTGTATGAATGCGTATGAGTTATTAATTCTGAATAGGAACATCCTCCAAGTAATGGATGGTGTTTCTCTTGATGTTGGGGATGTGAAATATATTCCCGTATATCAAGATTATGTTCGCTTATCACAGGAAGGACATAAAAAAACTTATATCATGCAATATTTATCTGATGAGTATAATATTGCAGAAAGGACAATTTATCGAATCATTGATAAATTTTCAACTACAGTTAATATCTGAGGTTTCATTGTGAATTATTTTTTTAATTCTGTGTTCAACCCTAATTAGGATATAAATGCCAGGTGTTTTTTCTTGCTAAAAATAAAAATGTTGAAAACAAATTTGTATATATAGTTTGTAACTAAAATGTAATTTTCTTGTAATCAGGTATGTTTTAATTGCTCTATAGATTTGCAATCTATTTTAATACACCCAGGTTATGATAATGACAAAGGTTACTTATGAGGATGAATATTTGTTTTCACTACTAAAACAAGGTAATCAAGATGCTTTTACACAGCTTTACAATAAGTATTCTTCGATGCTTTATGGTCTGTCGTACAGGTATTTGCAAGATAGGAATCTCGCAGAAGATGTCGTTCAGCAGGTTTTCTTGCACCTGTGGGAAGTACACTCCACTTGCCATATTAAAGTACACTTGAGAAATTATCTTTATACTATGACGAAAAATTATTTGTTAAATATGATTCGGGATACGAATGATATAATCGCAAGAGAGGATATGAAAGGAACTGAACAGAATAATATTATTGATGATGGCTTACAAGAAAAACTTGAAGAAGAAAGGAAGTTCGGCTATTTACGTTGGGCTGTAAAGCAACTGCCAAGTTGCAAACGGGAGATTTGCCTGTTGAAAATATATAGGGGATTGAACAATCAAGAAATAGCGGATGAATTGAATATACCGATAAACACAGTCAAATGTTACTATACGCAATCTTTGAAGCTACTGAAATATTATCTTAGAAATCATGTTGAATAGAGGCAGGGTTGTCAATGTTCCTTCATTTCATAAAGAAATAACGTGAGTATGGCTGAAATGAAACTGACATACAAAAGAAATGTAGCCGTTATACACTTTTGAACATACTCTGTGTCAATAGTACGTAAAAGATATTATTGAATCAAATTTATTAATTACTTAACGTACTAAAATGAGAAGAGGTATTTTGATTGTTTTGACTGTTTTGCTGAGCACATCTTATATGATGGCTACTCAGAAAACAATATTAGAGCGTAAAAAAGCAGAAAAGGGCTACGTCTTGACATCCGATGAGGAGGTCTCAAAAAAAGTGGTTACGGTTAAAATGAAAGGTGTTATTTTTGACAAGAAAACACAGGAAAGATTGCCAGGAGTAACATTGGTACTAAGCGATAATCCTTCGATTGGAACGGTTACTAACATGGATGGCGAATTTCAGATAACGGCTGTCCAGGGATCTAAATTAAAAGTGTCCTATATAGGATATGAAACTCAGCTGCTAGCTGTAAACCTGGATGACAACATTAAAGTAGAGCTTGACCAAGACAATTTCAAACTGGATGAGGTTGTAGTAACTGGGCAAGGTGCAGAAGTACAGAAACGGCGTTTATCATCGAATGTAACGACAGTCAACAGTAAAGAACTGGAACGTATGAAGCAAGGGCGAATCGATCAGATATTGCAGAACTCCCTACCTAATGTGCAAATTACGATGGCCAGTGGTCAAGCTGGCGCCACTTCATTAGTTAAATCAAGAGGTCTGTCATCTGCCTATTCTAATTCTACTCCAGTAATTTATGTAGATGGCGTACGTGTGGATAATATGAATACGGGAGCCACCTTAAATAACTCTTTAAGCGGTAACAGTGCCGTGACTGGCTCTATAGGTGATATTCCTATGGAAAACATTGACCACATAGAATATGTAACAGGCGGTGCAGCTACTACACTTTACGGTTCAGATGCTGCCAACGGGGTCATCCAGATTTTTACTAAAAAGGGAACAGAGCAAAAGATTTCTTTTTTTGCTGAAACCCAGTTAGAGGCGGATGTGGCTTCTTCACAATTTTATCATTTTAAACGTACAAAAGAATTGTTGCATCAAATAGGATTTACTCAAAAATACCGTATTGGCTTTGATGGTGGAACTGAAAAATATGGCTATAGTTTTGGAGCGAACATGAGCAACAGTACCGGTACCCTGATAAAGAATGGGAACGAAGACCGTAAGTATGACCTACGTTTCGGCTCAAGAGTGAAATTCAACAAAGTTCTTGAGTATCAGAATTCATTTGGTATGGTGATACAGGACTTTGCCCGTAGCCGTAACGGTAACCAAGGTGGATATACAGGATTGTGGTTTACGGAAGGTGCAGCCGCAACTAATTTTAAATATACAAATACCGAAGGCAAGCAAGTAAACTATGGAGCCGATTTGGATGCCTTGGATGATTATGCTTTTGCCCAAATGAAATCTTTTGTAAACACAGCTGAAGCATTACAGAATAACCGGGAATCTGTGAAACGTTTCCAAACTTCACAGTCTTTAAGTTATGCCCCGTTAACCAACCTCACCTTTAAAGGTATACTAGGAGTGGATTATCGTCTGAATAATAATAAGAACATCATTACCAATGAATATCTGATACATACCCAGCAAAAGCCAGAAGGTACGTCAGACGCGGGAAGTATTTCTAATTTTGACCGTAATTACTTCGGTTTGACTATCGATATAAATGGACAACACAGATATCGTTATAAGGACATCTTCAGTCTGATTTCTACAGCTGGTTTCCAATTTTTTAGCACATACGACCACCAATCTGTTTATAATGGTACCAATGTGCGAGATGGTGCGCAAATTGTAGCAGGGGCAGGAACATTGACTTCCAATGAATGGCTGAGTTATCTATATAACTATGGCTATTTTATCCAGGAGAATATCGGCTTTTTAGATCGTTATTACATAGATCTGGGACTACGTTCGGATTACAACACAGCTTTTGGTGACAATGTAGGTTGGCAGTATTATCCGAAAGTGGGAATTTCCTATGTACTTTCCGAAGAACCCTTCATGCAAAGCCTGAAAGAAAGTAATTTTATTAACAATGTACGTATCTTGGCAAACTATGGTGTGGCAGGTAGCTATCCGCCAGCCTTTGAATATCAACGCACAGTAGCTTTCAATTCATTTCAAGGACAACAAGCCGCTTCTTTCGGTAAATATGGAAACCCGGATTTGGCTCCAGAAAAGAAACATTCTTATGAAGCGGGTTTTAATGCGGTTCTTTTTAATCGTATTTTAAATCTTGGCTTTACTTATTATTATGCTTTGACTAAAGATGCCCTTTTCAGTATTCCGTCTCTTCCCTCATCTGGACAGTCGGCCAACTATCTGTCTAATGTAGGGGAAATTGAGAACAAAGGTATTGAATTGAGTGTAGGATTGCAACTGGTAGATACTAAAGACTGGAATGTTCGCTTGAATGCATCATACAACACCAACCATAACAAGGTTCTAAGTATCGGTAATGCAGTACCATTTGCTATTGGTGGTTTCTCGTCAAGAACAGTGCAAACTGTAGTAGCTGAAGGACAGCCGGTAGGTTTCATCCGCGGTTACAAAGCTGTACTGAATTCGGATAACTCATTAAAAGAAATTCTTCCTTTACAGAATTTAGGGTCCACACTCCCTACCGGATATGGAAACTTCTCTCTTTCTGCAAGCTATAAAAATCTGTCTTTGATGATTAACGGTGATTATCAATACGGAGCATACGTACATTCGTTTGACCGTCAATTCCGTTTCTCCAAAGGATTAAAAGACGGTGCAATACCGGAAAAAGCTTTGGAAGGATTAGATCAAGGTGCCAATTGGTTAAATTTTACAAACTTTTTCGTAGAAAAATCGGATTTTGTGAAAATTAGGAACATTGGGATTTCCTATGACTATAAGCCTGAAAAGTATTTGAAGAACATCAATTTTGGTTTTAATGTCTATAACCCGTTTGCCTTTACGGCTTCTTCTGTAGATCCTGAAGCAGCTTTGGCAGGAGCCCGTTCTCAAGGTGCAGTAGCCGTAGGTGGACTAAATTATTCTTCATACTCCACTCCTCGGCAATATGTAGGTTCTATTCGTATCTCTTTCTAAAAATGTCCAACTCTTAATGAAATAATAAAAATGAAGATAAAAAACTATATTCTGTTAGGGGCTTTAGCCTTATCATGCGCATCATGCGAACTGTTGCAGCCCAATGATATTATCAATCCTAACGTGGACGAAAAGACGTTCTTGCAGACTCCAAATGCAATGAGTACTTGGGTAAATGGAGCCAACCGTTCATTTGCCACCATTATAGGTACGTATGTGGAACTCATAGAAATACTATCTGATAATTACTTCAATAATTACAGCCAAAGCAGCAAAGTTTTTGATTTCCCTACAATCTTATACACAGATGTGGATGTCACAAACTTGCAACGCCATATTGGTACATTACGTGAAACCGCTATTCAGGGGTTAGAAGTGGTGGCTGCAGCTGATGCGACTACTACAGATGCTCAGCGTTTCAACCTTTATTATATAAAAGGTTTTTCTTATTTACTGGCAGGAGAGTATTTTCTTGCGCTTCCTGTTGAAAACGGAGGAGAGGTAAAAAGTTGGCAGGAAAATTTGAATCTAGCGATTTTCACCTTTACAGAGGCTTTGAACTATACTAATGATGCTGGTAAAAAAGCATTCATAAATACAGTGATAGCCCGCTCTTATTATAGGTTAGGAGACAAAACAAATGCTGTGCAATATTCAAATAATGCGTTAGCCTTGTCCAAGGACTTTGTAGAGCAGATTGAATATGATGGAGATAACGGTGTAGAAAGTTCTATACAAGGATATATCTACGGAACAAACTTTCAGCCGTTGCCTCGACTTGATTTTCTTGATCCGAAATATTTTCAGAAAAACAGCGCAACTGAAGCACGTCCTATCTGTATAGCTAAAGCGGAAGAAGCTTATCTGATTTTGGCCGAAGCAGCTTTAGCTGATAATGATCTTAATGGAGCAAAAAGTATTTTGAAGGAATTGTTGGCACTTGTAAAAAAACGTCCGGTAGAAACCGATATTAACGACCAATTAGAAGGACGTTATAACGGAGGATACAAAGAATATCCCAACAGTTCCGAATACAAAGTAGCTGCTTCGGCTGAAGATGAACTAAGAAGTGGGTTAGTACTTGATCGTCAAATGCCCAATTTAATTTCTATTCCTTACATTTCAGGAACTTCTGTCACAGAAGCGATGATAGATAATCCAACCACAGTGGATAATTTACTGGAAATACTTTATCTTATGCGTCAGGAGATATTCATAGCAGAAGGACGGCGGGTAGCTGATTTAGGAATTCGGCTGCCGATATGTGAAACAGAAGCTGCAAACACTCCGTCAGCTGCCAATTATACAACCGCTCAAATCCCTCCCTTTATTCCTTTAAATCAGGAGATGGATGCCTTCGAAATGAATAAGGATACTAAAACAGTAGTTATTAAATACAATATGAATCGTGTTATCGTACAAAATAAATCTTCAGAATATGTGGCTCCTTTCTTTAACTAATCAAACGATGAAACTGAAAAGAAATATTTTAATGTTTTTATGTAGTTGTTTAATAGGTACCGTGACTGCTGCCGACCGTTCTAAACACGTCATTCTTATTACCATTGATGGAATGAGATCCGAAATGGTAACAGATAGTACAATGCCTTCACCCAACTTAAAAAGAATGAAGAGGGATGGATTGTTTGTGGAACGTATCAAAGGAATTACTCCGACAGCTACATACCCTTCACACATAACTATTGTGACAGGAGTAGAACCTGTTCAACATCGTATCTATTAAAACTCTCCTTTTACAGAGAACAGACCAGGAAATGTAAGCTATTGGTATGCAGACTCTATCAAAGCAACTACAATCTGGGATTCTGCAAACCAAAACGGGTTGATCGTAGCCTCTCTTTTTTGGCCTGTATCTGTAGGAGCAAAATCCATTCATTATAATGTACCTGAATTTTGGTCGGTAAAGCCCGTTGCCAATCAATTGGAATACATCAAGCCCTACTGTACTCCGAAAGGCTTTTTAGATGAGTTGGAACGGGAAGCCACTGGAAAATTAAACCATAAAAACTTTAGTGCTGGTTCTATGGATAGAGATGCTCGCACTGCCGCAATGGCCAATTATATTATGAATACCTATAAACCCAATCTAATGACAATACATCTGATTACTACTGACTATGCCCAACATGCTACAGGATTGAGGTCTGACAGAGTGAGTGCAACAGTAGGAAGTGCCGACCATGCTGTAGGGTTGATTCTGGAGAATTTGGAACGGAATAAGTTATTATACAATACTACCGTAATTGTATGCGGTGACCACGGCTTTGTGAACTATAGTAGAAGTATTGTTCCGAACGTATGGTTAGTGCAAGAAGGTTTGTTGAGTGAAAAACCCGGAGGAGAGTGGAAAGCTTGCTTTCATGGAGCAGGAGCTATGATGTTTCTTTATCTAAAAGACAAGAATGATCAAACTACTTTGAATAAAATTCGCAAAAAACTGACTTCATTACCGGATACGACCCAAGCATTATTCCGTATAGTAGAAAAAGAAGAATTAGACAAGGTCGGGTGTGACCCAGAAGTGGCGTTTGCGTTGGAGCCCGTAAAAGGAGTAGCTGTTGCTACTGCTCGTACCGGAGCGGATGTTATAGAGAAGTTTGGAGGTAAGCATGGCTATCTATCAGGTATTGACCCTACGACATTAGTAGCATTTGGATGCGGGATTGAGAAAAAGGAATTACCAGTTATGAAACAAACGGATATAGCTCCTTTTATAATGAAGCTTCTGGGTATCGATTTTGGGAAATAAAGTAATATAGAAACAAAAGACTATTTGAAAATAGAAAAGTGAATTAGTCTTATTGATATTTATAAGCTGAAACAGAGGTATTCCCCTATTTTTGCCTTGATTTTGGAAATGCAAGGTAAGAATGGGGGAATTTTCATATTTCAATCTATAAATGTATGTCTTTTAATTCTATCAGAACTTTTCTTGTTATTGCTAAAAGTTACTGACAGAGCGTGTCAGTGGAATGAACTCCTTATATTCTTCAAGCCGTATCCTGTTTTCTACCTTTGTTACAAACAATTATGTGATATGGCAAAATTATACATTAATAAGGACATTGTAGCTGATAGAGATAAGCTGGAGAGTTGGTATTTGACCGGAGATGAAGGGCTTTCGTTTCCAGATATTCAATATTTTCTTTCATGGCTTGACCCGGCTGACCCTACAATTGATATTGAAATACATTCATGCGGTGGTGATACAGTTGAGGGGTATGCAATTTATGATGCATTACGTGCATCGGGTAAGGAAATTTCTTGTACTGTTGTTGGAAGATGTGCTTCTATGGCGACAATTATTCTACTGTCTGCACCGTTGGAACGCAGAAAGGCTTATCCCCATGCAAAGTTTCTCATTCACAAACCATATTTGGCAAAGTATGACGATGTCTTAGACCTTGAAACGATAGAAACCCTTAAATCAAGTTTGGAAACGGAAAAAGCTAAGATGTTAGCTGTCTATGTTGAAAGGACAGGGACAGAGCCAAACGTATTGGAAACTCAAATGAATAAAGAAACATGGTTTGGTGGAGAGGTTGCAAAACAATTAGGATTTATATCTGCTGTTCTTGTCCCAACTACAGCAAAAGGAATCGATTATAAACTTAATAGTAAAAAAATGAACAAAGAAAAACAAGTGACAGTGAAGCAATCTATCATTGATAAGTTGCTTGCCAAATGTGGCTATCAAAAGATTGAGGATATTCCAGTAATATCTATGGAGTTGACAGACGCCGAAGGTAATATACTGACGGTGGAACGTGAAGAGGGAGAACCGCAAGTCGGGGATGCCGCGTCTCCTGATGGTGAACATGTTATGCCTGATGGGAAGACTATCATCGTAACCGATGGAGTAATTACGGAGATTAAAGATCAGGAGGAAGAAAGTGGTGATGAGGAGATTGAGGCTTTGAAGACCCGCATTGAAGAACTTGAAGCGGAAAATGCGGCTTTGAAAGTTAACGCCCGTACAGTTGAGGACAATAAGATTCTGAATGCTGTAAAGATGGCAGGTGGGGAAAATTGGTTGGCGAAGCATTGCTCAACCTACAGGGTTTCCTTGCGTGCCCAGACTTTTAAGACAACTGTTGATTCTCAGGCCAATGCAGAGGAAACACCTATTCAGAGGAAGTTGAGAGAAGAAAGAGAAAAGCGAGCTAAAAAGTAAAGAAAGGAGATTTGAGTATGCCTATTTTGGATTTTTCAAAATTGACACCGGACAATCAGGCGGTGAAGGATTTGAAAGACTTGATTGAATTGACAGTCTTTCAGAATGAGAATATGGAGCGTTTTATGACGTTCATGCCTAAAGTGACCAATGGCAAGAAAGTTGGCTTTATTGGTGAAATGGAGGATGTGGGTATCGCAGGCTCTGGATGTGATCCTACATATCAAAAGGTGGCTATTGCTGCAGCCCAAAAGGTTTGGGAAATTGGTGATTGGCAAGTTCCATTGGAAATGTGTTATGAGGATTTGGAAAACACTATTGCTAAATATTGCCTAAAAACCGGTACTAATATTGCGGACCTTACTTCTACTGAGTATATGGATGGAATCGTCCTTCCGAAGCTAACGGAAGCAATGATGAAAATGTTGTGGCGCTTTACCTGGTTTGGAGATAAGGATGCTGCCAATGTTGAAGGTTCAGGGCAAATTACAGATGGTTTGAATGTTGAATTGTTTAAAACATGTGACGGTTTCTTTAAACGTCTGTTTGCTATATGTACAGCTAATGCTGGCCAGCATACTGTCATATCAGCCAATGCTGAAGCATCTTATGCTTTGCAAAAATCCAAAATGAAAGAATTGGGTGCTGCAACTTCTATATTTGATGCAATGCTTGAAGATGCGGATAGCCGTATTTTCCAAAAGTCCGGACATGCAATTTTTGCTACGAAATCATTGTGTGATTCTTTATCTCGTGACGTGAGAGAAAAATATAAGGTTATTATGCCTTGGGAAGTTATTTTTGACGGACTTGAAGTAGGGGAGTATGACGGTGTTACAGTTGTAAAATGCTCAATTTGGGATCGATTTATCCAAGCATATCAGAATGATAAAACCAAATTGAATCTTCCCCATCGTGCTGTTCTGTGTTCTCCGGACAATCTGATGTACGGCTGTGAAGGTGATAACCCTATGTCAGACCTTGATATCTGGTTTGAAAGAAAATCCCGTAAGAATTATATCTATTCTACAGGTAAACTTGGTTCTATGATTGGCGAGGATAATCTGATACAAGTTGCATATTAGGAAAGGAGGTATTTATGGGAGTATGCGATGATATTTTGAAGAAAGATATTTCTCCGTCTTGTGATGATCCAGTTGTACAAGGTTTGGAGCAGGAAGGTGTGATAATGAATCGTGCAGATGTAGACTTTGCTGCAACACTATTCAATTCTACCCGTAAGAATGTGATTGAGACACTAGCCATGAAGACGGGAAAGAAAGCATATAAAGTTATTGTACCAGGAAAGGCTCCATTTACAGGAACTACCACAGCTTTGGCTACTGGTACATATCGCAATTCATTCACAAACACTCTTGTACTTGTGATTCTAGCTAATGATCCGGATGTTTGTGCAGATATTATTGACGGCTTGGCTAACGGTTCTTACGTTGTAGTGTTGGAAAATAAATATAAGGGGTTACAAAAAGAAGCAAATCCGGGCGATGCCGCTTTTCAGGTTTTTGGATATTATCAAGGTCTTACAGCTACTACTATTGAAAACAATAAGTATAGTGAAGATACAGAAGGCGGATGGACTGTAACACTCGAAGAACAGAAAGCTCCAAAGTCAGCTTTATTCTTGTATAAAACAAGTTATGAAGCTACTAAAACTGCTATTAATACTTTAACGGCCGAACCGGCAGAGTAGAGGTATGACAGTTTTAGAAGTGGTTGATAAATTGAAAGAGTTGGGGGATAAACTCCCCCTCTCTTCTTCTGATAAATCAGACATTGAAGTAATGTATCATGAAGTCTTCGGACGAACTTTTATTAGAACTTCATGTAGTGATTGCTATCGTGATGCTGTGATTGAGATGTATTCATATTTAAAAAAATACGGAAAGATGAAAGAAAAATCAAATTATGCATTGAAAAATGGTGTCTTACTCCAGGCTGGCTTTGGGAGTGGTGAAATGTATACCAATGATAATCTAACTGATGAAGCGGCAGAAAGATTTCTTGCGGGAAATTCTAAAGGGATAGTGTTTTTTGCTTTAACGCCTTCTGATTGGGAGGAAAGGGTTGAAAAACGCAAGAATCCGGTTACGGCTTTGGATGAGACTTTAGTTTTAGAATTAGTGAAAGCTTTCCAAGTGGAAGGTGCTACTGTCAAAATAGCGAAAGAAGCGTTTAAAACTTATCAAGTAGACGGGAAAAAAGTGACTGTTAAGTTATTGGATGCTCATATAAAAAAGGCCCAATCCCTTCTTGAACCAGAAAAAGAAGCGGCAGACAATGGAGCAGCCAGAGAAATGGTAGAATAAAAATGACCTCACGGAACAATGAATGTAAATGATTTAAAGAAGAAAAGTAATAGGCGTGTTGATACGGGATACTTACGTAATCTTGGCATTCAAAGCTATGGTGATGATAACTTATATCCCCAACATTTAAGAAATATCATTGCAGCGAGTTCAACGGGCAGTGAATGTGCGGAACGTTATGCCAATTTTATAGAAGGAAACGGTTTCCGTGAGGTCGCTTTTTCTGAATATGTAGTTAACCGTCGTGGGGATACGGCAGATGATCTTCATGCTCTTGTTTGTAGGGATGTTGCGGATTATGATGGGATAGCAATACATGTAAACTATAATATGTTTGCTGATATAGTAGAGATACAGCATGTCCCCTTTGAGAATTGCCGTTTATTAGAAGAAGATGAAACCGGATATATTGCAAAGATTGCGGTTCATCCAGATTGGACAGGAAAGAAAACTCGTAAGGGTAAGGCTATTAAGGTTGTACAGGAGAATGTAGAGTTTATCGATGTTTTTAACCCTTGTAAAGAAGTGGTGTATGCACAGATTCGTGCTGCAGGGGGAATTGAAAACTATAAAGGACAGATATTATGGATTAGTAACACAGGAAAATTTGTGTATCCTGTCGGAAGGGCTGACCGGGTGATTACGGAAATGAGTACGGATGAAGGATTAGCCAATGTGAAGTACCGTAATGTACGCTGTAATTTCATGCCTTCTGGAATGCTTATCACTAAAAAAGGTTCTGCATCAGTTCGCATTGATGAAAATGGAAATCAAATTAAAGATGATAATCAAACAGAAGATACCGGATTCTCTGAGACTTTTGAACAGTTACAAGGAGACACTAATGCCAATAAAATCTTAGAAACAATATTGGAATCTGATGAAGAAAAGCCGGAGTTTTTAGATATCAGTCCCAAGAACTATGATAAAGATTTTACAGTTACCGATGCTAGTGTGGTAGAGCGTGTTTATTCCGCTTTTGGGCAGGAACCTTGGTATTGTATTCGTATTGGTAAGGTGGGTTTTTCCGGTGAGATATTGGAGGATGCTTTTGAGTATTATAACTCTATTGTATCAAAACAACAGCGAATGATTGAACGTGCTTTTCAAAAGATTTTTGCGCATTGGTATGAGCCAGTCAATCCTTCTAATGACTTTAGTGTACAACCGCTTAAATATGTAAGAAATGCAACCGTATCTAATAACAACAGATGAAGTGTCTAAGTTGGCCCGTACGATGTCGGTACATATCGATACGGAAAAGATAGAAACATATATTCGAGAATCGGAGAATATTGATTTGAAATCGGCTTTAGGTGATACTTTGTTTTTAGACGTGAAAGACCACCCGGATAATTATAGTGAATTACTCAATGGCGGTTCTTATAATGCAAAATGTGGTGGAAAACGCTTTTTTGTGGGTCTAAAAACCGCATTAGCTTATTATACTTATGCCCGTATGGTGAAGAATGGGGATGGTAATGTTACCCGTTTCGGATTTATGAATAAGGGTAACGAATATTCGTCCCATTCTGATTTTAAAGAGAAGCTTATGGCTTATAATGATGCTTTTTCTATGGCCGACCAATATTTAAAAGAGTGTGTACGCTATTTGAATGATAATAGAGAATCTTTTCCACTATATAGAGGAAATGGGGGGCTGACAGCAAATCGTGTAACGTGTAGAATTTTAGGTGAATAATGGCAGATACTTTTGATATATTAAGGAAATTAGCCTTGCAGGTGAGGAATGCTACCCTTGCAGGAGAGAATAGTGCCGAACGTGTAGGAAGCATGTTTGTCGGCATCCTCGATTTGATAGATGACCTTAAAAATATTTATCTCCATAAAAACCAACCTGACGAAACTAACTTTCTTATTAGATTTTTGGGCGGATTACTGTCTAATTATATCCAGTCTGTAAATTATTCTTCCGGTGCATTGGGAGAGGGCTTCTTGATAAAGGTTGACCCTAAGACTGGTAAGTCCTATATTGAGGTAGACGAACTTTTTGTACGCATAAAAGCTATGTTTACCGAATTGGAAATAAAGAAGCTGTCTTATGCAGGTGGAAATTATATGTTCACCGCTGCCGGAATGAAATGCGGCAAGGTTGAGGAGTACGAAGGCTTCTGGCGTTGTTATTTATTGGTTGATGATGGAGAAACGGCTATTGAGAATCCCTTCCGTACGGATGATATGGTTACGTTTCGGGATTTCAACATAAAACCGGGTGTTTACGAGAATGTAGCCAATCGATTTTACTGGCGGTTATGCGTTGGTGTTGGTGAAGATTATATAGACCTTAGCAAAACGGACTGTGAAGCCCTAAACAATGATATTCCTAAAGAAGGTGACAGCCTTGTACAACTCGGTAACCGTACAGATAAAAAACGCCAGAACGCAATAATATTATCTGTTTATGGTGATGATGCACCGTCTTTTAATCAATATGCCGGGATAGACTCTTATTCTTTGGCCGGTAAAGAAGTAACCGTTATCAGCCCGAATGGGAATAGGTTTACTGGTGATTTTGTTCTGAAAACCGGAGTAAACGTGCTTACCCAGTTCCAAATGCTGGAAGACCTTATTCACTCGGAAATATCTAAAGTATATGATGATGTACAGACAAAAGATAACTATCTGTTTAACTCTGCGTTCGCCTCTAATACTGATGGATGGATAACTACTAATAAGGTTCGTTTTTTCACCGTTAATGGGAAATTCCTTTTCTTTAATGATAATTTCTATTCCCGTAAAGATGCTATAGCTGCCGTTGTCCGCTATGATAATAGGAATGTCCTTCGTATTACAGCTTCTGGTATTAGGCAACTGAATGACAATTTGGCCAATAAACCTATTTATGTTGATGGGGAAACAGCCGGTAAGTTTTTTATCTCTTTCCGGTGTAAGGTAATTACTGCCGGTACATTGACTGTCGGTTTCCCCGATCAGGACTTGTATTTTACGGAACATCTTGAACCCGGAAAAGAGTATGTGTTGAAAGAATATTCCGGAACATGGAACGGCACAGGCGATTTTGAACTGAAGTTTACGGGTGAGATTTATCTTTATTCGCTGGCGTTGTCCCGCAATGCGCTCAGCGATTTATATACAGAATTAAGCTCTAAAATAGAACAGACCTTCGAATCTATCAGATTGGAGGTAAGCGAACAGTCTGAAAGCAATAACAAGAAGTTTGCGGAGATAGATTTGCGCTCTGATAGCATAGAGTTATCCGTAAGTAGGGTTGAAAAGAGTATCACCGAACTTGATACATCTACTACCCAACGTTTTTCCGCTATCAATCAAAGGGTGGATTTCATTTCTGCATCTGTCACCAGCATAACGTCTGATGTTGCAGGAATAAATAGTAGTATCACCAATCTAAGCCTTAGACTTGACGGAGTGGACGGCAGTATAAGTGCTATTGCATCAAGGACTACCACGCTTGAACAGGCGAGTGCAGGATGGATTACGACAGCCAAAGGAAATGAATTGTGGGCATCAAAAACTCTTGAAAATGGCGAGACTATCGTGTCTAAAATCAACCAAACGGCAAGTGACGTTACTATTGAAGCACAGCATATTAAATTAGAGGGAATAGTAACTGCCAATAGTAACTTTAAGATAAATCTTGATGGTTCCATAGAGGCAAAGAATGGTAGGTTTAGTGGAACTGTGAATATAGCTAATGAGAAAATTATTTTGAATTATGATGGTAGCGGTAAACTGGCTTCAGGTAGGATTTCATGGACAGCTAATGGAGAATTAAAAATTGACTCAAATGTTATATTGGAAGGCTTTGCCCAAGCGGGATATATGGGGGTAGCTATAAAAGTAAATGATAATGGTGGATATACATATTACATAGGAGAGAGAAGTGAATATACTGATAGTGTAGTAGTCAATCCTATTCATTCGACTGATTTATTTGCTTTGCCCGGTGATTCCAGTATTTGGATGGGGCGTACCCTATATGTCTATAATATATCTTCTAATATCACATTAAAAATAATGGGCGCTTCAAAATCCATTCCGCCTGGAGGATGCGGTGTGTTTTTAGGAGGAGAAAGAATATCGAGTTCATTGATGAAATGGGCATTAATCTCTATATCGAATGGCGAAAGTTTACTCGGATATACACTTTAATAAACAATAATAGTTATGACACTTTCAGAAATAGAATTTAATGAACTCGTAGAGAAGGTTAAACAGGCTTTAGCTACCGGTTCTCAAGGTGTGGGCGATGTGCCAGAAGCGGTAGACCTGAACGGCATAAGCACGCTTCCAGCCTATCAGGAAGTAGAGGGACAGGACATACCGAACATTGTTCGCGCCCCGCTCACGTTGCTGGCTGCTCCGGCTTTGGAAGCATCGAAGATAGCTAATGAAGAAGAAGCCAAACGTACCGTTGCCGAAACCGGGCGAGTCACTGCCGAGGAACAGCGTGTCACCGAATTTAGCAAGATAAAGACCGATGCCGAGAAAGCTACCGATGATGCAATTGCTGCCGCCAATCGTGTGGACGAATCCATTACTGACATATCCACTGAGAAGCAAGCCGCCATCGAAGCCACCGCTAAAGCCAATGCATCAGGTGCAAAGGCCGACGCATCCGCAGAAAATGCCGATGCCAAAGCATTACTTGCCAATCTTGCCGCTGAAGCCGCCACCGCTGCCGCAAGCCTTGCCGATGAGAAGGCGGGACTTGCAGCGACAGCAGCGACCAATGCCAATACAGCGGCCGGTACAATTGACAGTAAGATGCAGGACAAGATCAACGCCCTTATTGCCAATGCACCGGAAGCTCTCGATACGTTGGTCGAACTTGCCGCTGCTCTTGGGAATGATCCTAATTTTGCTACGACAGTAGCTACGGAACTGGCCAAGAAGATTAATAAGGCGGACATTGTGAATGACCTTATTACCGGTGGTGTTGATAAAGTAGCTTCGGCCGAGACGGTCAAAACATTGGATGGAAGTAAGATAGGTTCACTGTTCTTCACAACCATATCCAGACCGATGACAACAACCGAGTTTGCCGAGATTGTCATTCCCGATACCAATACCCTGTATATAGTTACTTTACCCTCTTAAAACAAGAAGTGTTATGGCAATATATGCAGGAAACAGAAAGGTATCGTTGTATTTGGGCAAGGACAGGCTCTATCCATATGGAAACCTTTTGTTACGTACACATATGGGACGATGGCATACCGGGTTGCTTGTTCCATACCTCGGTATTGTGCGTATGGGTGGCAAAGATTGGGTCTGTGTTGTGAAAACCGGAACGGATAATCCTCCGTTATGGACTATAACCGATAAAGACGGCAATCGTATTTTGCAGACTCAAGATGGCGGGCAGACCTACGGTTACATCTTAACAGGCGAACAAAATACAGCCGAATTTGATGAGATTATTGATTGATTAATGTTTACAAAAAGAGAGAATAAATTAAATGTTAAATTGGGCTGATTTTTATAGTAGAAATGACGCCCCTAAAAAGTAAGATTATGGCGGATAAAAGAGAAAATGAAATGAAAAAGCTACTTTCAGTTGATTATGTAAGGGGATTGCTTGGAAATAACAGTGGAAAAATATCTTTTGGGCTTTTGAAGAAAAATTTATTATTAAAATTATCTTCTGTTGGAATTAAAAAAGAAGATGGTGGCGGTGCTGGTATATGTATGCCGAACGTCGGTATTATTTTTGCTTATAACTCAAATAATCCGACTCAATATATTGTATATATGTATATTAGAAATATTGGAGATTTTGCTATTCGAATTCCTTTGACGTCAAACGAACTTACATTAGGTGCACAAAATAATCAAGGGACCTCTGTTGTTAATGGGGCAGATACTCAGATATGTCTATATATAGATAAAGATTCATTACCATAAAAGATATATAGAAATTGACAATTAAAGAACTATCATATTCTTTGCCCCTAAAAAGTATTGATATGGCAGAGGATATAAAAATGAGCGAGTTTTCATCAGTATCTAACGCAGAGTATATATATGCTGAAACAGCTGATGGGTCGCAGGTAAAAATAAAGAATAATCAATTAGTTTACGTAATAGGTACTTTAATTGATAATGGTAATGCTTTAGATTTGAATGCAATTGATAAAAGCGGATTATATAATATTGGTGATAAATGCGAAAATATCCCACCCAATTCAGGACAAACACAAGGGTGCATCCTTTTCCATTTACATTGGGATATAAATTGTGCCAAACAGCTTTATTTTACATATATTACCGGAACTATTTACTATCGCCACAAAACAGGTTCGTGGTCTGACTGGAAGCAAATATCTTTTATCTAATCACAGATGTTCTTAAACCACCATACCTTTCCTAAATAAGGCATGGTGGTAAAATCGCTCATTGAAGTTCATTTTCTGTAAAATTACCTGTTACGTCCATAATCTGTGATATGTCCTCATGGAAGCCGATTAAGCACAATTTATTTCCACCGTATTGGTTAATAATTACATCTATTGCAATATATACTTCTCCATTATAACGAATTATTCTTAAATTGGAAAAAGAACCATATTCAGTATGAGCAACATCGTACTGAATAGTACCACCTGATGCATAATGTACTTTGGCCCATCCTGACAAGCTATGATTCATAGAAGGGTCTGACATTGTAAATAACTCAAAAAAATTAAAATGGTAACTGTGCTCCTCACCTATTCGAAATAAAGTGACGGTAAAGGTTTTACTCCCTCCATCAGGTTTAGACAGTGATATAACGCGTTTGGGTAGCCAATAATACATTCCATTCCCGTAGTATCGTTCTCCAGGTAGTGCTTCAATAACATTTTGTAAGGATGGGGTAATACTATTTCCTCCCGCATCCAGTCCTCTTAATTTAACAGGTGTACCATTCTGCATCTCGTTTTCTCTTTTATCTGCCATATCTTGTACATTTTAGGGGCAATGAATATGGTACAAAAAGCACGTACAGGCATTTACATGAAAATCAAGTAAAAGATATTGCTTTCCAGTCCGTCCACTGATCCCATTTTCCATTATTATACAATAATGTCCTATATCCAATATTACGATTATATACGCTGGTCGAAATTTGTATAGCAGCACCATTTAAAGCGAAACACAGTAATATTCCAGTATTATATCCGTTTATTGTATTACCTGTTGTATAAAATACACTATTTTCTTTTAAATCATTAAGATCTCCTTCAAAAGTTCCTTTCAATTGAAATAATAAAGAGAACAAATCATTCTTCTTTATTTTCACCTGCGAACCGTTCGCATCTTCCGCATACATATATTCCGTATCTGCCACCTGTTGAAACTCATTCATTCGTTTATCTGCCATCATTATACTTTTTAGGGGCAAATGAAACGGTAGAAAATTAGGGGAAGAATACTTTGTATCCTATTAAGTAAAAGATATTGTTTTCCATGAAGTAAAGTCAGCTTGATACCATTTCATTCTGGTAAATATTACCCCATCACTGTTTATTACAAATTGAGTAATTGGATTTCCCCCAAGTGAGGTATTCGTAGCATTAAATACTATCAGCATTCCATAGCTACAAACCCCTGTGTTATAAACATCTTTATTAATTCCATAGATTCCGCTGTCAGTGCAATCGTTTAAACTCTTTTTTACTGTACCTCTTACCTGAAATAATGGAGCGAATAATGTTTGTGGAAGTATAAAACAACCATTTCCATTATAATCCAATCCTAAAAGTTCAGCTATTTCATTTACCGATCCAAACTCATTCAATCTGATATCTTCCACCATACCATTGTATCTTTTAGGGGCGTCTAATGTGAGTTTTGTTCGTACAGATACTATCCTTACTTTTA